ATCTTCTGTTACTGTGTCCATACAAGAAGAGATAACAGGAATCGATAGTTCAACTCCTGGGCCTAGCTTTACTGAAGTATCGCATTCTGTTCGGGATCGAATATCGCTGTATTGCGGAACTAGCAGGACGTCGTCGTAAGACAGAGTTTCAAGGATCTTCACTATTTCTCCATGTGATATAAATGATTATAACACATTCGAGGTTTTTTTATTCTTTTATTATGTTTAAATTAAGAAACTTCGTACTCTTCAACATCAACGATGGAGATTTGTTCAGGCTTAAACACAATGTAAGATGTTCCTCCACCTTCAAATGTGTTATCATATTCGATTGAATCATAGCCTTGATCGTTAAACCAGCTAATGAATTCTTTTACTTCTATAGCGGGTTCGAACATTAAATCTTTTAAGTTCTCGCCTGAAGGTGTTGTGACTACATCTTCATAGAAATCATCAATTTGTTCATCAGACGGTGAAAATGAAGTTTCTCCCTCAAACATCTCGTTAACAATAGATGCAACACCCCAAGATCCCATTCTATTCTCAAGCATCTTTAGTGGGCTAGTCATGTTAAGGCTTACTTTATAAAGATAAACCACGTCACCTGGTTTTACTCTGCCCTCTTTCTTGAGCTTGTCTGCGACTATTAGCGCAGTCTTTTTGGTTCCAAAGTGAAATCCAGGCTCTGACGCTATGTGGGCAGGTTTGAGTTGCTGGGCGAACTGTTCAAATTTCACAGGTGATAAATGATAATAATGCCCCTGATCGTCGTCTTGCTCATTTAGAAAGGTTCTCCACCCTTCCATCAAGACCTTCATATTAGACATCTTTGATACCCGCTATTAGCTGCCATCGATTTTGCGCTGACTCATTCAGATTTTCTTCTGACTGCTCAGCCTCTTCAGGTTGTGCTGGTTCTTCTTCGTCAACAACGGGAGGTGCCATAGATTCTCGACTGGGGGATGGTGATTCAGGTGCGTATAGAAGATATCTACCGGTCTTTCTTCCACCGAAAGCGTAGAAGTAAAGATCATCCTTGTCAACAAATCTAGTTTTTGCAGGTGATCCAGCAGCGGACTTAGACTGATATAAAAGAACGCCTGCCTCTCCCTTGGGTAGAACGTGCTCTCTAGCAATTTGATCAAGCAAGTGAAGCATCTTTGCAGAAGAGTCTATAACCTTACCGTCAATCTCTGGCTTGTAGTTAGTGACAATGTCCTCAATCGCCTTCAAGCTTTCGTCTCTACCCATTGTTTGCAACTGGTCTATATCGTACCCAGCAGCTTTAATCGCTGAAGCGAGATTATTAGGCGATCTAAAGAAAGACTTTGCACCGCCACCGAAAACGAAAGGTTCGTTGAAAGACCTGTGATGCTTAATTTCCCAGGCTTGATCTCCGATATCTACGTCGTGTGTAGCGGATGCACCGCCAACCCAAGAAGACTTGTCGTAAAGAAGTGGAGTTAAAAGCTCTCCTCGCCCAAGCCCTTGCCCTTCATTATAGTGAAGAATATCTAAAAGCTGATCTGGGATATCTACTAGGGATGAATTGCCTGCAGAGAGAGAAAATAGCATTGGACCAATCTCATCTGGTCCTTCTTCAGCAGACATGAGATAATCCAAAACAAGTTTTTTGTACTCATCAGGGTAGCCTGCCATAGCATCAGAAAATTGAGTGTCACCTCTCACTGCGTCAATCGAATCAATGTAAGACTGACGTGATGCGTCAGGATCGTATTCGCTTACACCGAGCTCGGATCGTATAAATGATCTCAGAGCTTCGAGGTTATCATCTGTGAGATCGTAAAGCTCATCCTCACCTATCTTTACAATCTTTTCCTGCAGTTGATTCTGCTTCATTTCTAGCATCTTTCTCACTGCACTTCTAATCATAGCTTCACTCATAACTGACTCCACGTGACTTAGCACTCTTTGAAATTGTGGGTGTTGTGCATTAGTCACTCTTTGTGATAAATAATCTTTAAACGTCGAAAGCATTTGTTTTAACTCAGGATCTTTAGTCATAACATTTACCAGTCCTTCAAAACTTGCAGTCTCTGATGGATTGCTTGGAATGCCTAAACCGTCCAATATTGCTTGCGGGCTAGTGATTCTCGGGCCTACTAGCTTAAACTTTCGCTTGTTTTTTGGTAACTCAGGATCAAGAGCAGGATCAAGAGAAAGTCTGCCTAGTCCGCCGGGGGTGGCGACAGTTAACTTCTCATGAGTTCCAAGCTCTTTGCTTCTCTCTGCAGCAATATGCCCAAGCATCACGTTTCTAAAAATGCCTTTGATGCCTTCGTCCCCGACACCTGCCATCAACCACCCTGCGCTCTCAAGATCTGGCGCAATCATTAAGTCGACCTGAGCATCTCGCTCTTCTGGATCACCTTTTATTGGATATAAAACTGTGAGGTTGGGACCGATCACCTTTACTCTATCAGCGCCTAACGAACCAACAAGATTTCTATAGATCTGAGTTTTTGCTAGTTTGACATCTTCCTGTTCAGGTTGAACTGCGATATCAAGATCCCCAGCGATAGATTTCTTTCCCGTAGAGCCAACCGGCTCGTATCCTGAAATTCCTGCATCTTTTAAGTGGTTTGTGAAGAGATCATCGAGTGTGTCTTTCACATATTGTCTTTCAACTCCGCTTGCTAATGAGCTTCCTTGACTATCTTTAAATGCAATACCACCCATTAAACTACTCCAGACGCTGTAAATATGTATCTTGTTACACCTGCGTTATTAAATGTCCCACCAGTCAAAAGTTTTCTCAAGGCCTTCCCAAAAACGAACAAGTGGTTTATAACCAAATACACGTTCAGTTTCTGAAATGTCTGCCTGAGTGTGCATAACATCTCCAGGCCTAAACGGTGCCTCATCTATTTGTAAATCTCCGAACCTCTCTTTAAAGGCATCGAGGATTTCGTTATTGCTTGTTCGATCGCCGCATGCCACATTGAAAGCTTCACCTCTAAATGTTCCTTCGTGATTTGCTGCACGAATGTTTACATCTACAACATTATCGACATAACACATATCTCTACTTTGCTCTCCTGATCCATCTTTGCGAAGAGGCGTTCCGTTTTTAACAGCATGACACCACGCAGAGATTGCAGTCGAGTAAGGAGAGTCACCATATTGACTGGGACCAAAGACATTAAAATATCTTAGGCACACGGAGTCAAAATCGTACAAGTTTCCAAAAGTTCTAAGAAGATCTTCTATGCAAGATTTCTGCCATGCGTATGGAGACTTAGGATCTCTGGGATATGTCACTGGTGTAGGAAGAGTATCCGCTCCTCCATAAACCGACGAAGAAGATGAATACACAAACCTCTCTACGTTTCCGCGGCATGCCTCCATAAGACAGACTGTTCTCGCGACATTGACGTCAGTGGTAAGCGCAGGATTCTCAACTGAGAAACTTACTCTTGGAATTGCCGCCAAGTGAAAGACGACATCAAATTCTTGACACTCAATGGATTCGATTATCGATTTGCAGGCGAAATCGTTTATAACAAGCCGCAGTCCTCTAACACCGTCAAGTAGCTCAAGGTGTCCCGAGCTAAGGTCATCTACGCCTACAACATCCCAGCCTTCTGCCAAGAGCCTTTTGACCAGATTTGATCCTATAAATCCTGCTGCACCTGTAACTAGTGCTCTTCTCATTTACTCGTCTCCCTTGATTTTTTCCCAAAATGACTTAAAGTCTTCATGTGTATCAATTACTTCCCAAGTACTATCACCCAGTCTTTCGACTTGCGCAACGTACTGCCCCGGTATTCCTGCTGCCCAATCATCTTTTCCTATTAGGCTTAAAAATAAATCTCCGCGGTCTCTCATATAAAGCCAATACGTGTTCCCAGGGACGGGTTTAAATTTTCTACGAACCGATTCGATCATAGTCGTTATTTTAACGCGTCGGTCTAGATCATTAAACTGCTTCATGAGAACCTCAGCTTGCTCATAAAGGCGATCGTATTCTTTTTTTACATAGTGATTTGTAACCTTAAGCGTTTCAGCTTTGTGTCTTGTGATATCTGTAGGTTTTATAGGCGCAGACATTGTGCTGAGAGGATATTTTGAGCTTCGGTGGTTTGGGTCTGACACTGTTTTTTTCCTAGATTAGCACGTGTGCACTATTAACATTAAATCGAAATCTAGCCTTGTGTTGGGCCGGGTCTAGATTAAGAATTCTAAATACATCTCTTCCAAGCATGTGTATCAGCTGAACGTCTGTTCCTGTCTTGTGCTCGGTATCGGAAGATCTAAACACAGCGTGCACATCAAGTAGATCATCTCTAAATACTGCCTGAATGAACGATATGCATTCTTCGCCTGCAAACACAAACCGCCTAGATTCAGGCGTCTCTTTTCTACCGTAGTGATTGTTTCCCTTAAGCTCATTTTCAATCTTTTGAAGGAAGTTCTGCCTGATCTTTTGGTAGTATTCTTCTTCACCAGGAGTTGAAAGAATTGCTTCGTTAACTGTGCCAAAGGTCCCGTCATCATAAAAGTGAAATTGAACTGTAGTGGATTCTCTATTAGGTTGAAATTTGGCAAACTCTCTGACATAGTTTCCGATTGTGTCTATGGAGATATTTTCAAGCCTCCGACATCTTCTTACAACTTCTTGTGCTTGTTCTTCTGGTTTTCCGGTCTGGAAAATATGAAAATTAGGTAGCATGCAATATCTTTCAAGCTCTTTTCCAAAAAGAACGTGAAGGTCGCTCAAAGAAGAGATATCTTGTGCTTCATCACCTCTGCTTAAAAATCTTTCATGAATGGTATGAATGTCTGGGTACAGAAGAACAAACTGGTTGTTTAAGTTCGACATCTCCAAATGGAGATTATTTCGGTGATAAAAATCATCCCGATTATAAAGGTTAGCGTAAACACACATTGAAACACCGGATCTATCATCCATGTTCCACCTAAACCCTGACCTTTTGTGTATCTCGTTGTAAAGCGTTGTCTTTCCTGAGAGGTCGCAACCCTCTAAAACGATTTTATTGACGGGAAAGGTTATCAATTTTTCTCCACAATCTCATATCCATCAGGATATACGCATATTATATCACTTTCAACAAGAATGAATACTTCTGGAATTCCACAATCATCCACTCCGTCGTCACGTATTAACACTCCAACCTTGTTCAAAAACCTACTATCTTGTACAGCGGTTTTTGTTATTCGAACTAGTTCACCTGGCTTAATCATCATAAAGCGGTATCTTTCTCATTTTCCAGGCGGCTGAAGATGCACCCCAGTTTGGATCTACTTCGGTTTCCACAAGCCAGTAGGAAAAGGGTTGCGGTTCATAATAGATCTTTTGACCTCGCTCTTCACCCCAATCAAAGAACTTGCCCCAAACACGAAGCCATGCTGTCCTGTTCTGGTCGTCCATCATTCTGATTCGGTAAAATTCCTTGCCGTTTTTGGTCTTCTTTTTAATGATCTCAGTTGCACAACCCCAGGCAACACCTTTATCTCCGCCCACCATTTCACATATAGACTTAACATCAGCTTTCTCAATTCTACGCATAACTTCTACAGGAAAGACCAGCGCGTTATTAATAGCTGACGTTATTTGTTGGTACAAGACTATCTTTTCATCTCTTGACCAATCCTTGATGTGAGAGACACCTAGAATAGAAGTGTCAATATTGAATAGTGACTCTATTCTGTCTGCGAGTTTATCTCTTCTGGCATAGTAGTTTGCAAGCCTTTCGAAGCATTTATCGAGTTGAGCTTGTCGCTTATGGTTCGGATGCCCTATGTCTTTGACTAAATCTGCTGCATGCTCACTGTAGCACCAGTCAACGATACTGCAATTAAAGATATGTTGATACGCTTGTTCTTGCAAATCGGACATCTTAGTCTTCTCGTAAACGCGCAAGATCTTGTCGAACTCATCTTTGATTTGCTCGCCGATTCGAACTAGGCGTTCACGGAGCTTGTCTTCTCCTGTTCGACCTTTCCTGATCTTTTCATAGTTTTCTGAGATGATGTGAAGGAGCTGTCTATGATTATCGAGTTTTCCTTCCTTGAACTCCTCGAGAGAAGAGAGCGCTTCAATCTGACATAGCGCTTCAAAGCAAGTCTTGTTCACTTTAGAATGCCGCCACTCACCTTCACTGTCATAGAAAAGATCATTCAAGTTCTTAAATGGACGAGCAGAAAGTATTTCATCCATCGCTTTATCGCCAAGCCCTTTAATTGATGAAAGGGGAGGCATGAGAGCTTGCAACTCTTTATTATAGGTCCACTCGTCTCCTGAATAGTTTACATCTGCTGGAGCAAACTTATAGCCTAACGCTTTGGATTCTCGAATAGCTTTTGCTAGCCCTTGTGGCGAATTATTCTCAGACTCGAGAACAGTAGCGATCCACTCTCTGGGATGATAAGTATATAGCCACGCAGCGTAGTAGCTGTCGATTGCGTAAGCAACAGCATGTGACTTATTAAATCCGTAGAGAGAGAAGAACTCGATCTTGTCAAAGAGATCGTTCATATCCTTTGGATCTAGGCCGTGGAGCCTTTCTGCACCTTCAACGAACTGCTTGCGAAGCTGGTCACGCTCAGAGCCTTTTTTACCGATCGTATCCAAAGACTTCTTCACAAGAGTCTTGCGCATCTTATCTGATTCACCTGGAGAGAATCCGGCAAGCTTAACAGCAAGCGTCATAAACTGTTCTTGGAAAGTAATGAAGCCTCTTGTTGGCCCTAAGACCTCCTCGATGATCGGATGTGCATACTGGATATTCTCGATATCTTTTCCGGCTTCCACGTATTTAACGTGAACATTTGCCTTGAGTGGTCCAGGCCGGTAAATAGCAGTAATTGCAGCAAGCTCCTCAATGTTTCGAGGCTTAGCTTGGTGGCAGAAGTTTCTGGCACCTTGAGCAGTAAATTGGAAGATGCCGGGTGCAAATGATGCATTATGATATGTGTTTTCCCAAACCTTTTGGTCATCCTGCCCTATGTAGCGACAGTTAAGATGCTCATCAAAGAAATCTCTGATCTGTAAAAAGGTTGGTGAGGGATTGCCGTTCTTGATCAAGATTCTGCGAATGCAGTTTTCCACATCCTTCATCAGCGTCAATCCAAGAAAGTCAAACTTAATAAAGCCGTTATCTTCCAGGTTACGGAAGTTCATGCCTTCAGTCCAAGGAGTCTGTAAGTCACCACGCACTGAGATTAACGGCATTGTCTGCTCAAGCTCACGCTCATCGGCAATTAGGACACCACCTGCGTGTCGACCAATAGATCTCTGCTCCATGAATAGTGTACTCACGTGCTTTTCAACGTCAGGGTACTTCTCCATGAAATCCTTGTACTTCTTGGAGTACTTCATGCAATCCTCATGGGTGAGGACGAACACAGACTTCTCAGTGTTAGCATCTCGAGCATGAGGCTCAACCTCAGATTGGAGTGGTCCTGTAAGCGCATTCACCTCTTGGAATGGAACATCATAAAACTTGGCAACATCCTTAACGATGGACTTGAGTTTAAGAGTGTTGAAGTTAGAGACAGGAATCACTGCATCTTCACCAAAAAGCTCTCTAGCTGCGTCGATGAGCGCATCGCGGTCGCCAGCATCAGAGTCAATATCAGGCCAAGAAGTACGATGGCGGCCGAGGAATCGAGACCAGAGCAATCCGTATGGAATGGGATCAACCTGAGTAATGCCTAACAAGTAATTGACAAGGGATCCGCCACCTGAACCTCGAGCGGGGCCGAACAGCGTCTTTTCAGCTGCGAGGTGGAACACGTCATGCATAGTCAAAAAGTAATTCTCAAAGCCAAGAAACTTGATATCGTCCAGTTCTTCCTTGACTCGAGCAACATACTCAGGCTTAGAAGCAAGACCCGTACTGATCATTGCGTTCTTTACCTTGAGCGCCAACTGCTGGAAGGGCGTCTCTTCAGGAGCAGAAGGATAGCAGGGATGACTCTTTTGAGGCACAGCGTAATTCGGCAGCTTAGCCTTTGAATCCACCCACATGTCTTGATAGCGATCCCAGACTTGGTCGTGGGTCCTCTCGATACTATCCTTGACTATGTCCTCACGCCCTTTATAGAAATCATACTTGTTCCAGCCGAGCTCAAACTCATCCCAGACCTGTGAGGCATTCTTGGGATACAGCTCACACTTAAGGTCATCAAACTCAGGAAGAGGAGTCATCTCCTTACCCATCCATCCGAGCTTCTTATAAAGCTCTCTAGCTTCCCATTTGTTAGGAGTGGGATAGTGAGAGTCACAAGTTGTAATAAGGTTGATTCCAGTCTGATCGTGCAATTCGATCAAAGCTCTGTTGACCATATGTTGAGCTGAAAGCTTGTTGAATTGCAACTCATAGAAGAAGTTGTCCTCACCTACAGCGTCAACAAACCTGTCAGTAAGGTTGCCAAGTGTTTTCATCAGGCGTGCTTTCTTGACTGGATCATCGAGCAATTCGGGGCCGAGCTCATCAAATGTTAGGTCAGGAAACTCTTGAAAAGTTCTGCCGCTGAATATTCCGCCTACACATGCCGTAGAGACGTTGAGACCTTCTCCAAACTCCTTGAGCATCTTGAAGTCGATGCGAGGAAAACGATAGAAACCGTCCTTATATCCTCGCTTGACGAGCGTGAATAGATTAGCTAATCCTTTTGGGTCTCGAGCTGTTACAACCAAGTGGTATCGACGCATCCATTCTGGCTTGCCCTTTGAACCCTGCTTAGACTCATCCTCGTTCTCAATAGTATGACCTTCAGACATAAGTTCGTCTTCATTGTCAACATTAACGTCTGTGGTAGCAAGGGCTTCGATTTTTTTTGCATCTCGCTCTGCTTTAATGCGAGCTTTGTGGTTCTCGTATTGGCGCTTCCACTCGTCTAAATCTTCGACAAAATAAAACTCGACACCATAAACTTGTCGATATTTTCTACCTGATTTTTTCATCTTCTCAAAGTGCTTATGAGCGTGAGCCAAACCTGATCCGTGACCGTGATCTGTGAGACCCCAGGCGTCCATTTGATTCTCAAGAACAAAATCAATATGATCGGCTGGATAACCTAAACCATCGTATGTTGAGAATCCTGAATGACCGTGTAAGCCTACGAATCGGTTTGGTACTTTGAAATTCTTAAATGACACTTGTTTCTCCTGCAGTTATTATACGCAGAAGAAATGAGATTTACACAAGAAAGCCTGCCTCAAAGGACGGGTTTCCATGAAGCCAAATTTTAAAAATTAGTCTTTTTTGACGTAAACCGGATGGCTGATTGTGTCAGTGTATCTCTTGCAGATTGTGTCTGAGCACAGAAAGTATGAGACATCAACTGTTACCTTGCCAAGACCTGGTTTTGCACCTCTGACAAGGAAGTTGAACATCGCGACTCCCTGTACAAAATTTTCTTGTTTTGCGCGCAATATATCCGGAGAAGTTGTTAGATTAGGCGTCACAGCAATTTTTAATCTTAGTGGCGCGTCTTCCTTAAGTTGGAGACTTTTTGGAGGTATAATTTTCAAACTAACCTTGGCGTAGCTTCCAACCCAAGTGTGATCATGCCCTTGAACAACAAGCTTAGCAGAAGGGTTGGACGGTGCAAACCAACCTAGGCTTATCAGGGCGAAAGAAGCTACTATTATTAAAAGATTTCTCACGACAGTCTACAGAAAGTATCTAGCGATATCTGAGTAGATCGCGAAGGCCATGATTGAGAGCAGCATAACAACGCCCACCATTGTAAGTCTCATGCGAGTTTTATATGATATCTTTTTTCTGGTCACAGTTTCTACACCAGATAGCACGATGTGGCTTCCATCAAGCGCGGGTATAGGAAGTAAATTTAAGAAACCGAGATTGATACTAAGCATTGCTAAAAGATCGATCACGTGTCCCATATCTTTTTGTTTTACAGTCGTTTCTTCTGCCGCCTTTGACATCTCGTAGATCATCACTGGGCCACCCAAGGTGTCTTGTGTGGGTGCCTTTGTTACCATCTCTTTCACACCCTCGTGCATTGCGCCGTACATGTTTGTCGTGATTCTCCACGAGATATTAGCAGCCCAAGGAGCATCTATCGTTGCGACTTGCGCTCCGGGCGGAGGAGGAATATCATTTGGACCTCGAGGGACCTCATGACCCCACGCGTAGAAAAAGTACAGAAAGAACGGAAAGATCAGATTGACTGCTGGGCCTGCGAAAGCGATTGCAGCTCTGCGCCACGGAGCACATCCCCAAAAAGTAGTCGGGTCTGTTGAATCTAAATCTTGATCACCTTTAAACCTAACGTATCCGCCCAAGGGGAACAGGCTGAGTTTCCAAATCGTGCCCTTCCACTTCCATTTTAGAAGCGCAGGACCGAACCCGATAGAGAAAACTTTAGGCTGCACTTTAAGCAGATGCCCGGCAACCAGATGGCCAAGCTCATGAATCCCAATAAGTACAAGAAGTATTAAAATAAAAGTAATCATACGTGAATAAGTATGTCTTAATCAGGATAAACTCTTAAGCGCTTTGCTGTTGCGTATATTTCATCTACCTTCTTCTTGGTCTCAGGCGGTGGTGCTGCAAGTGGATTTTGCAAAGCGTAGGATTCTAGTTCGGCGCTGACTGCGTCTATGTCTTGCAAAAGATTCTTGACTCTTGGGTTCATGAATCCTGGATCTTTAAGACTCTCTTTCTGAACATTTTTGATAATATTGCCGAAATACAAGTCCCTATAGGAGGTTTTTTTGAACACGTCAAAATCGAAGTAGGGAAAGGATGGAAGCATATCAATTGTAAATATTGGCTTCTTTTTAAAATAAAAAAGCCTACCAAAAACAGCGAGCTTTTTAGACAATTTTTACGTTTTTAAAATCATTGATGTTAAGCATCGCAGATCCTTCAGACGTCATTATCTCCACGCCTTGGAACAGCTTTCCGTGCCACATAGTGTACATGTGCTTCTTAACTACTATTCCTGACGTGATCTCTGTGTATAAGCCGCTATAAAAAAAGCTTAGATCTTCGTTCCAGGTAACAACCTTTATCGGCTTCCAAAGACAGGGCTTTGATATTCTATCTACTCTAACTTTCTTAGGTTCAAGCTTGATTAGATCCCCGAGGCTTATGCTGACTAGTTTCTGTCTATTGCATTCAGCCTGATCCATTGATTAGTACCTTTGCAAACACTCTCTGAAGTCTTGCGGGAAGTATTCCTTGTGACGATTGTAAAAGTATCGCCAGCCTTCGTCTAAGATATATGTAACTGCATGATCGTCCTCAGATCTTACACTGCGTCCCACTGCCTGTATCACAGTTTTTGCTGTCTGAGTCGAATACCACTCAGGCCACTTGGACATCCGCTTTTTTACCACCTTGTCTCCGAGATACGGAAAAGGTACTTTACAAATAATCTGGAATCTCGAATAATCACCCCTAAGATCTACACCTTCCTGCATTGAAGGACTGAGTAGGACTGTGGGTTCTTCTGCTCTCATGTGCTGCTGAAGAACTTCATCTCTCGTGTCTGTATCGTGCAAAAGGAGCCTATCATTTCCTTCACCTACATTTTCCCAAAGATATTTTGCAATCTTAAAAGTGTGGCAGTGAATGATACCCTTTTCATCAGGATGCATTTTCAAGATCTCTTCTACGGTTTGTGCTAGCACCGGAAGGGTATTGTCTATCTCTTTAGCATTCATCTTGCCAACGAGAAGCTCAACTATTGGCCGGCCTTCTTTGGGAAAAGGAGAAGGAGTTGAGATAAACTCAGTTTCACTCAAGGAGATTCCCAAAGACCTACAAAAAGACTTGTGATTGACGATAGTAGCAGACATCAAAAGAGTTCTGTGCCCAAGCCTAAGCAAATAGTCCTTGGCAAAATCTGACACATCTACAGGCTTGAACACAACCTTTGCTAGCTTTCGACCATACCCTGAGTCATATTCACAGACCCAGTTCTCTTTATCGTAGTGTCTAATAAAAGTAGTCAGTCTATCAACATGAGATTTTAGCATATCATGTTGTCTGGCAAAACCAGCAAATTCTTCAAGCTTCTCTTTAAGCCCTTCAAACTTTTTAAGTATTCCTTCAACGTGACTTAAGCGATCTTTGACTTTTGGAAAGTATTTATCTCTAACCCACAAGAAAGAGTTAAGCTGACTCTTTTCTCCCAGCCAGTTCATCTTTAGAGTGCTTTTTACAAATCTCTCAGAAATTGCAATCTCAATAAATCTTGAGAGCTCCTGCTCAGCATTATGAGACTCATCAAGTACAAGAAAATTTCGAGGAGTAATTTTTCCATTATAAGTTGCTTCAGTTAAAAAATACGGAAAGTTAACGACTGACTCTGGGGACTTCAAGAAGTCATCTTTATTTTTCCTATAAGTGCAGTGTCCTGAGCAGGTCTTAAAGAAAGGTGTATCTTTCTCAACAGACCTTAGCATCGCCTGAGATTCTGCACAACTATTGTTCTTGTGAAAGACGCACTGGTAATTTGACGCAGATTTTATGCTTCTCATAGGACCATAGCCCCCGAAATCTTTTACGTACTGGTCCTGGAGAATCTTTTGGGTAGTAACAAAATACGCTCCTCTTCCAAATCCTTCAATGTCTTCGTTGACAACATAGTTAAGATATCTAGCAACTGTGACGCCAATTGCCGACTTTCCGCAGCCCGTACCCATTTCAGCTATGAAAAACTTTTTATCAGAGGATAAAAACGAATTCAAGATCCTGTTGATGGCATCTTCTTGCACAGGCCTGGGTTTTTCGTGAGGAAAGTAATCGATCCAGTCTTCTGTTTTAATCATGTAATGATTCTACCTTAAAGATCTTGTTTTTACATGTGATAGAATTGAGTAAAACAATTCCTTCAAAGCAAGTTTTTATTATCTGCTTTTTCCCATTGACTGTCCAGGCATCACACTTGTTCTTTAGATCGTTTAGCCGGATAGATCTAAAACCTTTACCTTTATCTGACGAGAATGATCTTTCTGACTTCGATATGAAATTTGCAATTCTGCTCAGGACTTCATTTAATTCTGGGGTATCTTTTTGACTGTTTCTATACAGTTTTAATGCACCATTTTGAAACTGCACTCCCACTTCAACTCCCTCCACGTTTGTAAAGATATTGAAGTAATTGTTACCCCGAGTATTTCCTGTTTGGAGAAAGAAATCTTGGTTGTTTTTATCAAGCAGTTTGCAAGCTGCAGATGCGCATACTTGCTGGACGATCCTGTCTAAGGGCTTAAAAAAGTCAGTCCTAAGCGCTATGTCTTTCATTCTGGTCAAATCTGCAGAGTCGTTGTCAAAAGGATCCATGTCTGTGTCAAATCTATATGCAAGCTCATCAACAAGAATTAAAAAATCATGACAGTTTAAAAAGTCATTCGCGATAGCAGGATTTCGAACTAAGACTTCCGAGATCTCTCTAAACGCTTCTGCAAAATAACAGAGTGATATATCTTTCCATTGATTAGGTACTTGATCATAGTTCGGGTCAAACAAAGAGATCAAATATCTAGGGGCTGAACTGGACTTCCTGGTCTCAAGCTTTTTGCTATATTTTTCAAGCTGGTTTTCAGAGATTTCTGAGAGACATTTGAGCTCACAGATCGTTACTATTTTATTCCCTCTAGAAACACAGATATCAAAGCGATGCTTTTCTGCTTGAACTTCATCTTCAGGCTCTACGTTATCAAAAACATCAACGATATCTGGGTGATCTAGCGAAACACCTACTTTGATCAGCAAGGAAATTCTTCTAGACCAAAATTTTTCATCGTATGCGTCGCCAAGAGAAGAAATTGGAGTGTTGAGAAGACAAAAAACTAGCTCTTCATCAGACATTTCCGACGCAGTTTTTGTCTTAATGATGTCATGATAAAACATTTCCTTTTTTGGAGGATTTACTTTTTCCAAAGGAAAAGGAATTACATTATCGGGAAGCTCTTTTGACAATTTATTTCTACTCTAGTAAAATTGAGTTAGATCTACACCTTTTTCTTTTGCTTCGTTCAGGTATTTAAGAGGATCATAGCTTGTATCTTCAGAAGCTGAGATTGAATTCCAAGCTGCTTGAATTCCTGACTTGAGGGTATACTTAGGTTTCCAGTTAAACGCTAACTTAAACTTTTCTGAAGACAGTCTGTGATTCCCAAGATAGTCAGTTTCGGGATGCCATTTTATCTTATGCATCAAATCTAATTTTGAAACTCTTTCCATCACCCTTACGATTTCTCGAGTATCATAGGGGTTTTCTGCAGCGATATTAAAACTAGTGCCCCATGCCTGGTTGTGACACGCTAGTGCAACTCCATCGCAGAAATCTTCAACATGCATGTAATCCTTGACTTTAGCTGGGTCAAGAAACATATCTATTTGTTCTACACCCTTAGTAGCAGCATAAAAAGTCTTCGATATTAGGCTGTTCATGTCGCCGACACCTCCGTAAGCAAACAGAGGCCTCACGATATTATAGTCCTTGCAAACTGACATCACGATATCTTCAGATGCTCTTTTTTGAATTCCATAAAGAGTTCTTGGAAATCTCGCTGACGTTTCGTGAATGACGTTTCTTTGATATGCAGCTGTATCGTAAATCACTGTAGTTCCGATATAGCAAACTGGAATATTCAATTTTTTTGCAGCTCTACAAATATTGTATGTTCCTGTCACATTAGATTGCGTAGACTCAGAACTGTTAAGGGCAACAACATCAGTTCCCACAACCGCAGCATTGTGCACTACTAAATCAATTTCGTTGGCAGATAACTCTCTAGCCCAGTCATCTTCTGTGTTTCTATACACACAAGGTTCGCCCGTATCAAGGCACACCAAATTCTTGTTGTTCAAAAACGGAACAAACTCGTGCCCAAGAGCATCAAAAGAGGCAGGTAGATTCTTTGCGATAAATCCTTCTTCACCTGTAATCATTACTCGCATGACATGATCTCCATATCTGTTTTCTTAAGAGTTAAAACGTTACCTGAGGGTGTTTGAACGGAATAAGTTTCACCGTATCTGAGAGAGTGCAAGATTATTCCTTGCTCCTTGGTTTCTTTAACCACGATCTTTGTTCCGGGCCAAAGAATGCTCTCATCTTCCAAAATAGGCTTTCTTTCGTTAGTCGTCAATGAAATTTACGCTCTCAAAATCAAAAGGCATGGTGTTTTCTTTAGTTGCACGAACTGCTTTAATCGGATTAGACTTAGCAGATGTAGCGAAATCAAAAGAAAGTTGATTATCTGAATCTTCATTGCCGATGATCGAATTGATCTTCTTTAGTGCTCGATTTTTTACAAACTCGTCTGTGCTGGTGGAATAGATTTCGCACAAACCTACACACATCTGGATCCACTCAAATTCGAAATCAAAATAATCATCATCTTTAAAACCTAAGACATGAAGAGACTTCGCAAACGAACAAAGTTGTTCATGTGCTTCAATTAAAGCGCTTTTTGTTTCGCTGACATTCATAAAATTTCTTACTTTCTCAGGGGAATCATTGCCCTGCTAATATTATTTCCTTCCACGTGTATTAGGAAGGCCTGAGACGGTGGAAGCGTTGATTTTAAAACTTGTAAAGCCTCACTCAACTCGCCGTCAAACTTTCCAATGGATTTCAGAGACACATTAGAAGACTTGATACTATTGCCTTCTTTGTTTCCCCAAAAAACCATTGTTTCCTTTTTCACTACTTCAAAAATATTGTCATCAATTTTCTTAATAGGGTACAGGATCAAATTAGGCATTTGAGTCTGTCCTTTAAATCTATCCGCATTTTCTTCAGTAATGATGTCGTGTTTCATGCTTACTGCGTGAACCCCGTGTACTGTTCAATTATAAGCTCTCCAGATTCATTTACACGGTCTAGATAATCGACAAGCTGATCTCTGGTCGTATTAACAGATTGTCCTGCTTCACTAAGCATCACATTGAACTTTCCATCCGGGAGACCTTCTGCAAAGAAAACAACAGGCTTATTGATGCCATAAGCATATCCTGCTTCCCAAATAGTACCGAGATCTTTTGCCTCAGTATTGCAAAGAACAAAATCAGCCCACTGAATCTTTTCGCAGTTCACATCAAAGATGCGTTGACGATCTTCTTGAGTTGCATTTGGTTTGAGAACGAAAAAATCCTTTGGACTAAAATACTCATGACCAGTTGCAGTCAAAGCATTCTTCATAAACTCGACTTGATCAACTTGCTTAGGATTGAAAAAAGGTGATGCGATATAAACTTTCATTTTTTCTCCAAAATTATGAAATTCCAATGTAGAAGCCTACGCCTAGGCCTACTGTAAACATAAAGGGTATAAGCACAGAGTATAAAGAATTCTTTCTTTTAGTTTCCTCTAGCTCTATAATAGCAGCCATTAACATAACTCTTAAGATTTCTGGATTTAGATTATCTGGGGGTAACAATGAGCGCTCCTAAATTATGATAGCTTTCATATTCAATATTGTATTTTTTTCCGAGGACTTCTCTCACTATTTTTTGCATCTGTGCTGAGTTTCCTGTGATTATCTTGTAGGGCGGAAAGTTTTGATTCGACCAAGAAATAACCATTTTTCTAGCCCAGTCATGATCAAAACCGTGAAGATCTAGTTCTCGAAGTCTCAAATTTAATTTCCTACGACAAAGATGTTTTCTTAAGTCTTTCTCTTAAAGCATGTCCAACATCAGGTAGCTGAGCACCGAATTCAACTATATCGCGATATAAAAACTCGTCTGATTTTGCAATTGGGTGTAAGTACTGTTCCCAAATAAGAAATTCTTGTTCGCTCATTTCTTTTTCTTTGTTTGACAACAGAACTGCATTTGCTTGGTAAAAGCTTAGCTGTAGATCGATTGAACTATAAATCAGCTCTCGCCTTCTTGACGTGTTTTTATTTGAAAACGGCACTTTATCGACCCATTCGATCTCGATATTCCACTTCAATGTCATTGATCTGTGCTAGCAGTGAGTTCCAATGTTGGCGGAATTTGCTATTTTCACCTGTTTCATCTTCAGGCGGGTTAGTACCGTTAACATCATCTCTTTCAGCCTGATAGATCGTATCATTCGGATGGTATTCAATCTTAGCGTCAGTATCAGCGTCGGGCCAATAAAGGTTCGTTCCGGTTCCGGCTCGAAGATTACGCACGTAGTGCATGGCGGGACCTGTCAGAGTCTTAGTTCCGATAACAGTTGCTGCCTCTGGGATAACCTTGCAAACCTCAAGTGCCATCTTAGCAGCCATCAGATTATCTGCTGCGGGCTGAATTTGCTTATCACATCGCTGCCGAATGAAACCGATCAGGTCTTTCAGATTAAATCGAGCATAGTAAAAGGTTTCGATGGCACGTGGCAGAATGGTCCGGGCATCCATAATACTAATCTCCCTGGTATCGATCATATCTGCGTAAAGCTGCTTACCTGCTTCAACGTGGTCCTTCCAGCGATCATAGATTTCAGGACTGTTTTGAACAGCAGCTGGGACCAAAGCACGACTATGTGATTGCCAGCGATCACCGGTGCATTGAGCAGCAAAAGTGCCGGCTCGATGTCGGATCAAGTGAGTAACGGTCTGGAGATCGATTCCACCAATGAGGAATGTGAAGGACATTGCTTCCATTCCAGCAGGAAGAGCGCGAAACTGCATGACATCTTCAAGAGTCTCAGAAAGCTCGCGCTGAGTGGCATTCAAGGGGTCAGTTTCTTCGGGGGAATCAGCCCAGGTAGCTTTTACATAACGGTATGCGACATTGCGGATTTGCTCGCCAGTAGGACTGTCAACAAGCTCAACACGCAGTGCATCAAGATCGTTAACAAATTCAGTTTCCGGCTTCTCTTCAAACCGAAGAGGCATGGGCAAAGTAACAGGTTCAAGATTGGGGTTTTGAGGCATGCTGTTTATCTCCTATGAAAGCATAAGAAATACTACATCATGTTATCAGATTGTTCAAACTATTTTAGATCTTGTTCCCAAAAAGATCGTTTGACCCAGAGCGCACGATAGAGATCAACAATTACTTTAGCTGCGATATCTCTGATTATCTTTTCGTTGTCTCTTCCCTTGAGTTCTTTTTGCACAAAACTCATTACTTTTTTCTCGAGGTTTTGCCTTAAAAAGTCTCTAATCTCTCTTCTTGCTATGCCCTCAATACGACGAACGTCTGTGTCTGTGAGCGCTTCAAGCATGAGATTAACTGTTTTCTCTCTTGCTTCCTTCACCATTGGATTTTTCGGTTCAGGAGGAGCTTCATACGTAGCCAAGACATGACCCGAGTCTTGCTTCTCACCTTTCTTGACGTTGTGAATGAATACGTCAATACCTTCAAAATCTTTCGAGCTTCTAACCATGTTTTCAACAGCTGCTCTGTTAGGGTCTGAATCTTCATAGAAGTGCATTGTCGAAGGATTGAACTGTTTTGCATAGCCTCTAAATTTAGCAGCTTTGGCCGCCGGAGAAGAAGTGTTTACAGTATCGATGACTTGTAAGTTCACGTTTAGTTTTGAGAGGAAATCTTTAATACCCTGCCTAGCCTCGGGACCCCTGGCAGTAAGAATCGCAGCCGCGGTAACTCCACACTCAACAACATTCTTCAGAATCTCAAAAACTTCAGTTGTCTTGGTTGATCCTGGGTCTACATCATCAAATTCTGAGTAGTCAAACTCTTCTGTGCTTGATAAGGATTCTTCTCCCGTACCAAACTTAACAGCGTACTCGTCGGGAGTAAAAGACCTTTTTCTCTCACCTGATTCTTTGTCTACGACATGAATTACTGAATCTGTTATAGCTACCGTCTCATCAAAATCAAAAACTGCGAAAACATCGCAATCACCCTTAGAAGCGTCCGGAAAAGCTTCGGTCATGACTCTTTTGATCTTGATTTTTCTCATTATATAATTCCTAGACGCTTGGCTGTGTCAACAATATCAGAATGGCGCTGTATGAGATCATTAACTTGTGCGTTTGAATCTCTCACGGGTAAATATGTTCTATTCTTTCCTAAAATCTGGTTTTGATCTTTTTTGTCGACCCATTTTCTCATGTCTTTGAGCAGATCTACAATGTCCTTTCTTAACCCATTGACTCTTACGTTATCGTAGAAGTCAGGATCTTCTTCGATCTTTTTGTCAATTTTTTCTCTGATATCAGAGAGATAGGGAAGGCTATACATAAAAAATCCTCTGCAGAATTAAATATGCCCTATCCGTTAAAGTTTTGTATTACCGCTTCTACCTCATCTCCGCTTTTTACCACAAAGACATTGTCAACACTTTCAAGCTCTGAATTGTACGGTTTTTTCGGTGAAATTACCTTCACACCATGCTTCGCATATTCTCTGGAGTGCTTGGGAGAATCATCTATCGCACAGAATATTGCATTTCCGTCATAATACTTTGATTTTGCTGCCCAAATCATCTTCTCAGGAGAAAAAGATATCCGATGAAACTTCAATCCTGAATTTGAAAGCCACGTGTAAGTATCATACTTGCATGTCTGGTTCCAGTCAGGTCTTGCAGTCAGAACATGAATCCAGTACCCTTTATCATATAAATCATTTACAGCACTGATCATGCTTTGATCTACTGTTAGAGTTCTTAGCATTCTTGCTTCAATAAAGTCTTGAAAGATCAGCTCAGGATTATACTTTTCTCTTGGTATGCCTTCTGTGAAATAGTATTCGCTAGAGTTTACATCAACATTGACTCCGTCTAGAGAATTCAAATAATCAGCATACCCTTCTCTAAAATTTGCTACTACATCGTCGACATCAACAAGTACTACAGGCTGACCTGCCCACTCTTTGTCATTATTGTATTTGATATCTAAGTACGCAGCCTTGTCATCAAAAGCTTCTAAAAACTCATCGGCTGTAAAGCCCCACAAGTTCATAATCGCCAAAAGATAACGAAAACAGTCAATCCCTTCGAACAAGATCGAATTCTTTACAATATCTTTTCTTTCACTTGCGTGATGTTTAAAGTTAATCTCTCTGACAAGGGAAGAAACTTCATTATGAAGAGCGAGCGCAAACTCTTGTGTAAGGCGCTCTTTTTCTTCAAGGGAGAGATTCTCTTGATCAATAAATTTAGAAGAAAAGCTTTTCTGAGTTCTGAACAGATACTCGAGCAGGTTAGTATTCTCCTCTGACCCTGTCCAGATTTCTTCTATTCTTTTCGCAAAATGCGTTAAAAAATTCTTTTGGCTCATAACCCATCAAAATCAACGCTTCCAGCTTATATGTGAAATCGTCAATCATCTCCTCGAGAAACGCATCTCGATCAAATTCTTTGTTCTCAGTGTGCTTGTGAGGCTTCCAGTTCTTAAGATGAAGAAGTGCTTCAAATGCTTCTTCAGTACCTCTGTGAATGATATCACGAATGAACTGCTGTGCCTTCTTATCAGAAGGGTCCACAGGCCACTCAGGTAGAGGCTCTTTGTTCTGGGAAAGCTGTTCCATAAATCTTTCCTGCAGAAAGAAAATGGCATCTAATCTATCAGAAGATGTTTCTGACATCTTACTCAGTCTCGAGATTTAGCGCTTCAGCTTCATCGACCATGCGCTGATCATTCTTAGTCTGGCGTCGAACGAATTCCTCAGACAGCGTCACGGAACTATCTCCTCGCTGAACATTGAGTTCGATCTGACGTAGATGATCTACGATATCAGTTCCAGTCAGCAGAGCACGCTGCAAAGAGCGAGCAACTTCACCGATCACTTCATCATGCAATTTATAAACTTTCTTAGCCATTTATACCTCCTTGGCATTTATGACTAATTGTATTGAATCCGAGCCAAAATGTTTATAAACTTTATCCGCAGTGGTATGTAACTCCGACGAAAGCACGCTTGTAAGGACCGATCTGTTCGCAACGATACTCGGTGGAGTTGAGATCGAAGTCGCAGTCCATCGTGATCTTAGCGACTGTGTAGTTGTGAAGTAGATCGTCGTCTTGCCTCATACCATACCCTGCGAGGTCTGAGGATGTGATATAGTCACCGTTCTCAAGGTTGCCGTTGATATCTGTTACCCACATTGCACCTTCGCCTACAGAGTTAATGATGACGCGGTCGTCGCCTGCAGGCTTATCAACACTTGTTCCCCAAATACCTTGTGTAAAGCTTCGCTCGTCACTGTCTGTATCCTCCACATTAGAGACAACACCAAAGACCCTCTTGTCGTTCGCCACTGAAGAAAGCTCAACTTTAGGCATGGCATCATTGATAGTAATATCATCTTCTCCCATTGAACTGTATTTACCTGTTGAGACAACAATAAGACCGACCTTATCTTCAAAGTCCGCAACTGTTCCCTCCTGCGGGATAGATCTGTGTTGACCTGTGAAGGTGAGCTGGCCGACATCAGTTTGTTTGGCTATATAGCCTCTACCTGCATCTGCATTGTTCCAATATCCATTCACAAGTTCTCCGTCAGTGTCCAGGACGAAATATTGAAAGGTAAGCTTATTGTCAGAATCAAGACCTATGTTCCAACCACCCGATGAGCCGTCTTGATAGAGCCTATCAATCATAATTCTATGCCCGAAATTAGTCCCCGCTTGGCGAATCATAAGAGGAGAAACACAGCCAGACGGCTGATCTGTTACCCTGTTAACGTAAAGCTTATCAATTCTTGTGTCGGCTGTAAAAGAAGCCTCGCCTGTAAAAGAAGCATCTCCAGCACAGCTAAGAGAACCTGGGTGGTTTGGATACCATGGGTGACTGCTGCCGTTAACAATATTAAGCCGTTGTATGGACATTGAACTATCGTGGTCTTGTTCAAAAAGCACCCCATCAGTTCTAAGATTGCCGTATATTCTTGAGCCGTCGCGTATATGAAGAGCTCCGTTGGATGAGAAGAGCACAACATCATCATTATCGACGTCTTTATACCCAACAGTAGAGAATCGACCTAAATCTAGGTATGATCTATTCGCAAACTTAACGTAAGAGCGATGGTCGCCGAATCTATAATAAGTATCATTGCTGTTATTCACAAACAAATTTCGTGTTATTAAGAGGCCATCGTCATCACCCAAAGTCCACTCTTCAGGGTATTTTGACATACCTGGTCCTTCAGGATTTCCAATAAAGATATTAGACTGCGGGTCCATGACAATAGAACCCGTTATCTGGAGCTTAGGACCGTCAGGGCCGCCACCCATGGGACCATAAGTATAAAATCTTGGGTTTGATGGCTGCCCAAATTCAAGATCTGGGAGCCATTGGTCCCGCCCAGACGCTAAGCTAACTCGATCAGTAAAACGAGGGTCAAGGTTGGGGTTAATATGATCAGTGGGCGCCCAGCCGCCACTCATTAATGAATAAGTGGGGTGGAAGCCGGCAGAAATTCCTGGCTCTGTCTGGTAAAAACCGCCTATTTCAATTTTTGGAATCTGTGTGTCATTGGGCATACTGCTTATTATAGATGCTACGAGCCCAGTTCCTTCAGGATTGTGGGTGTTGCTGCCCCCTATAACTGAACCATTGTATCTAAAGTACTGCGTGGGGGCAACAGACCAAGTAGTTGCATCCCCAGGAACATCAATTATTAAACTTCCTGTATGAGTATGCGGATTTTCAAGATTTGACCATCCGGAGTCTCCTGAGCCATCTGCTCCTGCTGGGCCTTGTGGTCCTGCTGGACCTTGTGGGCCTGCTGGACCTTGTGGGCCTGCTGGGCCTTGCGGGCCTGCTGGGCCTTGCGGGCCGACTCCGCCGCCACCCACGACTCTATTATTAACACCATCCTGCTGCACCACAGACGCAGCTTCTTCTCGACGAACCACGCGAACAATGGCACCATCATCTCCTGTCGATTGCAGAAAGATTCTGGTGGTGTTAGTAGTATCAAAGTAAACTGTAACAATTCTTGAGCCTGAAGCACCTGTGAGCTCATCCATGTGAGACCAGACATTGGCGTTATTCATCTGCCAGATGCGAATTGGCACCCGTGAGTAGATAAACATACCTGCGATATTAGCATCATCTGCTACACCGTCAGTAGCTAAGGATGGGCCTGTGAGACCCAAGGTTACTCTATTAACGCCTGCGACTAGATTTGTTGGATTCATTCAAATGCTCCTGTGTGTTTACTGACTGTTACTGCAAGGGCAACATAAACTACATATGAAGCAATTAATTTTAAATCAGATCCTCTCTCGGACCATCTCTTCGGGACGCTCTAAGCCTTTATTAATCGTGTCAATGTCAGGGCCGTACGAAAATCTTAAATAATTTTTAAATTTATTCTACGAAAAACATTCAACCCGCTCACGATCGCCTTATGGAACGTGAGCGGGCTGGATATAAACAGTAAGAAAAATTTGTTAATACTATACTATTTCTGTGATATTAAATCGATATTTCTTACCTGTCTTTCGATTGATAAGGAAGAGATCATCTGAGCCTTCTTGAATGGACCAGTGACCGTTTGTTCCATCGACTTCATTGGCTCTTCCTTCATTGTTCAGATTAATATCTCCCACTAAAAGATTTGGCGTCTTAACTTGGTCACCCTCTGCTTTAATCCAAGTGTCACCGATGTACATCGAGTTAGGGCTTAAGTATAAGTGTCTTATTTTCTTTTCTGCCGTGCCAATATCATATGTAGCGTTAGTATCAGGTATGATATGAGAGTCTAAGTTGCCATTTAGGTAAGCAGCAACATCTGTGTTTGTATAACCGCCTGTACCTGAGACGAATTCAAGCATTGTCCCTGCGTTATTAACTCTTGGATATTTTCCGGCTTGAGCGGCAAATGATGACGGAGTATCTGTTAGATCTAAGAATGAACTTGAGGCAATATGAACTTGATTATTCACACCATCTTGTGCAACATTTGAATCTGCTGTCTCTCTACGAACAGCTCTAACAACAACATTATCTTCCCCTGTCGACTGCAGGAAGATTCTAGTAATCTCAGTGTCATCAAAATAGACTGTCGAGATTCTAGACCCTGCTTCTCCTGTAAGAATGTCTAGCTCAGACCAGACATCAGCATTATTCATCTGCCAGATGCGGATTGGAACCCTTGTAAAGATGAATATGCCCGCGAGGCTGGCATCATTTGCCACACCAGACGTGTTGTTGGCGGGCACTGCAACTCCAAGTGTTAGACGATTCACTCCTGACGCGAGCGTAGTTGGTGTCATTTTTGATCCTCCTTTTTTGTTGTTTTTGGAAATAACACATTCTAATTATTGCCGAGCGGGAGAATAAAAATGAAAAATAATCGTAAACTAAATTCTCTCCTGGACCATCTCTTCGAGACGCGCCAAGCCTTTATTAATAGTCTCCATGTCAGGGCCGTACGAGAATCTCAAATAATTTTTAAATCTTGATCCCGCATTCTTCATTCTTTTCCCTGGATTGACATCAAAGAACTCTCCTGGGACAGCAATCACTTTCTTTTCTAAGCAAGCGTGAAAGAAATCCATGCCAGTGTTTAAGCCCTCAGGTAGTGCTGATACATTTCCCCATAAGTAGAATGATCCACCTGGCTCACAGTCAAATGTTACACCTATTTTTCTGAGTCCATCCATCATGACTTGACGTTTCTGTCTAAACTCTTTCTGAATAGACTGTGTCTCTTGAGTCACAGCTTCAGGCGTTACGAGAGATACTGCTGCTCTTTGAATTGGGCGAGGAGCTCCACCGTCCAAGAAGCTACCAGCGCTATTGATGGACTTAATAACATCTTTGGGACCAACTACCCACCCGATTCTCCACCCTGGATATCTTTGGTTTTTTCCGAGACCGTTAACTATCAATACATTGTCTTTGTTGACATCATTGATGTATTTGCAGCAACTTAGTGTCTCTCCTGATGGGACACCTTCCCAAACATAAGAGCTATAAAACTCATCCATAATCAGAGAGCATCCTGTCTCTCTTCCTGTTTTAATCCATTCTCTGAGGTGTCTTCCAGATATTGTCTTACCTGTAGGGTTGCAAGGATTTGAAACAAGTACTGCGCCCAATCCTCTTCCCTGGATCTCTTTTCTTAAATCTTGGTGAGAAAACGTGTATCCGTTATCAGGGTCAAGCATGATTGGAATAGTGTTAAAACCTTTAAAGGTTGACAAAAGCTCTTCATAGGCTGTGTAATCAGGTAAAAAGTGCCCTAAATTAATAGCGTCAAGAGCGGCAACCACTCGGGTTAAAATAGCTCTACCTCCACCGGCAATTGAGACATTTTCTGCTGTGTATTTAGATTTCTTATTTTTTCGGTAAAGAACATTGTACATGTTCGCGATGGCTTCGCGGAGTTCAAGAAGCCCACCGACAGGTGCATACTCATGATCACCTTCATCGATATCAATGTGGCTAATGCGCTCTAATCCACCCTCTAAGTACCCAGTCTCAGGCTGCCCTTGACCGAAATTACACCAATCAGGATGACCGCGATAGAAGCCTAGCTTCATAGCCGACGATGTTGTAAAAATAACACCAGTTTTTGGAACCTGACGAAACACAGATTTTGTCATAGATACTCTCCGTTAAAGGCACATCTATTAACTATTCTATTTCGACACCTACTTCGACTGAGATTTTCATTTCGGGCATGCCAACGTGATCAACTAGGCCGATCTCTAAGCACTCATCAGATTCGAGAAACCAGTCTGCTCTTCCGCGCTTGTGAATCTCTTTGAGGAAGTAATCTGGTCTTTTCCCGCAGTTGGATGACATAAGACGCATAATCTTGTTATTCAAGCGATCCGACTCATTAACATCTGCTTTTAGCTCTTCCACTTTTTGGCGACTGCTCATAGAACTAACATCATGAATCATAATAGTTGAGTTGGGCGCAGCATATCGATATCCCTTGGTGCCACAAGAAAGAAGAACAGCTCCGCATGACATAGCCTTGCCTTCTGCGATCGTCATAATTGGAAGTGTTGCACTTTCAATCGTATCAATCATGTTTAAAAGAGAGTATACTGCACCACCGTATGAGGCAATAACTACAGGAATCACAGGCTGCCCAGTATTGTGAGCAGCATTGACTTCATCTCTAAATTTTCTAGCAGCATCCTCATCAAAATTATTGACAGTAATAATGATCGGATTGTATCTTAGCTTGACTTCGCTAATCTTTTCATCTATTTGTATAGTTTTTCTCATTTTGAAAAATCTCCTCAGATATAACTATCCGCACTTTCCATGTCCGCAGGATTTACATGTGACGCATCCTTCTTGATAGATCAAAGATCCTTCCGCGCCACAGTTTTCACAAACTTCTTCGCTTGCTGCTGTACCATCCGCAATATAATTCTTAAGAACTCTTGCAATTACTCGAGAGAAAGATGAGAAATCAGTATCTCTATCCTTCTGAAGTTGTTCAACCATAAAGGAGACTGGCGCGCCGTGACGAAGAGCAAGAGAGATAGTTCTTGTAAAAGCTGAGTGTGTTGGGTTGTCAAACACTTCCACGACATCCTTGATGCAAAACTCATCTGTCGCGTGCCCAAACCTAAGGTCGTACTTAGAGTTCTTTGTCTTTCGAACTCTCTTTGTCAGAGTTCCATCTTTATAGTACCTGGGAATCTCAATCTTATTGGCTAAGCCACCAAAAACCTCGTAGGGCTTGCCATCCATGAGGCCAACAAGAATTGTCCACTTTTCACCTTTGATGGAAGTCTGATGAATATCACAGTCTAGAAGATCAGGACGCTTAGGTGCTGGAGTCTCAGAGAAAGCATCATCATTTGGCTTGGTATCGCTTGAAACAAGAACGCCAGATCGAGAACCATCTCTGTAAACTGTCACACCCTTCAAGCCTTTCTTCCAGCCACGCCAGTAAACTTTTTTCACATCATCAACTGACACATCGTTCGGAAGATTAATAGTCTTGCTAATTGCGTGACACACCCATCGCTGGGCGGCGGCTTGTAAGTCTACAGCAGACTCCCAATTAATTTCATTTGCAGTTGCTTCTGCGTATGGACTATCTTCAATCTCAGTCAGCCCTGTCGCATCCATCCACTGCTTGAACCCATGATGATACACATCAAATTCTTGCCACTTATCTCCGAGATCATCTACAAAATCAGGAGTAGCATCTGGATCGTTTGAGTTTATCTTCTTTCTGCGTGTGTATTTTAGCATGAAAGCAGGCTCAATACCCGATGTTGTCTGGGTAAGCACAGAAACGCTTCCGCAAGGAGCGGTGGTAGTTAATGCAATATTTCTCCTACCGTGATCTCTGTGCAATTCTCGAAGCTCTGGCGCAGCTTCAAAAAGCCTCTCCATAAATGGGTGACCTTCTTCCTTGTCAAAGTCGTAAACAGGGAATGCGCCTCTTTCTGTAGCCATATGACAAGAAGACTCGTAGGATCCGATAGCCAAAGTGCTATAAATTTTCTCAGTCAGCTTGATAGACTTCTTAGAGCCATACTTTGCACCAAGCATAGCCAAGGTGTCTCCGATTCCTGTCACACCCAAACCTGTTCTTCGACCGGCTTGAGCAACCTCTTTAATCTTTCGCCACAAAAGGAGTTCATTTCTTTTGACTTCATCTCCTTCGGGATCAGCTTCAATCTTATTGATTATCTTATCAACACACTCAATCTCAAGATCAATCAGATCGTCCATGAGACGCTGGGCTTTTCCTGCGACCTCTCGGAAAAGGTCGTAATCAAATTCTGCTTTCTTTGTAAAAGCATTATTGACAAAAGAAGTCGTATTCAAAAGAAGTAAGCGGCAGCTATCGTAAGCTGAAAGAGTAATTTCGCTACAAGGATTTGTGCTGATTGTGTGAAAACCATCATCCTTATAAATTTGAGCAGGTGTATAGTTTAGAACATTATCCCAGAAAAGAAGGCCTGGCTCAGCAGATCCGTGTGCAGACTCAATGATCTGATTCCAGATATCTGCAGCTGAAGCTGTTCTGGTGACAACCTTATCATCTCCGGTAGCATCAACAGGGAAACGAAGCTCATAATCTTCATTGTTCTCAACTGCGGTCATAAACTCATCAGATAGCCTGACGGAGATATTCGCACCTGTCACCTTCGATAGATCACGCTTGATATTAATAAAGGTCTCGATGTCTGGGTGATGAATTGAGATAGTGAGCATGAGAGCGCCTCTACGACCTCCCTGCGCCACCTCTCGGCAAGAGTTAGAGAAACGCTCCATGAAAACACCGATGCCATCAGTTGTCTTTGCAGCGTTAGAGGTACGCAAACCGTGCGGTCGGATGGACGAGATATCAAATCCAACACCTCCGCGGCGCTTCATGATCTGAACCTGCTCTTGATCTGTCTTTAAGATTCCACCATAAGAGTCTTGGGGTGAGTCTACAACAAAGCAATTAGACAAAGACTGGATCTGGTGTGTGTTACCGATACCTGACATGGGTGAGCCTTGCGGAACAACATACTTAAAATTCTTGAGAAGATCATAAATCTCATCTTCGCTCATTGGATTAGGATACTTTGCTTCTATTCTAGCAAATTCCTTCGCAATCCTCTTGTGCATCTCATCAGGCGTGGACTCAAGGTAATTTCCTTGATTGTCCTGCAATGCATACTTCGTAGCAAAGACGGAAGCAGCAAGCTCGTCGCCACTAAAATACTCTAAAGACTTCTCAAAAACTTCATTATAATTTGCCATTTTTCTTCCTGGTTATAATTATTTTTTACATTATTGCTTTTCGCTGGTTTTGTTTTCTCTTTTACTGACTTGTTTCCACTTTTGTTGCAAAACCTTTTTTATGTCAGTTTCATTCTTATCTTTTGCTTCTTCAAGAGTCATCTCATCAGCATTTTCAATAACAGAGAACATAGACATAGCAGTGTTTAGCTTGATGGGAAACAGTATTCCGTCTCGACCAGCTCTGTTCTTCGCGATATAAAGCCTGCCTAAGCCGGAAGCTTTTTCAGCAGGCTTTCTTGAGATCGAAACAACAACATCAGCGACTTGAGCTTTTCCGTATGATTCTGACATGTTTTCGAGACCTACAATATCAGAAGATGCGCTGTCTCTATTGCTTTGAGAAGCAGTCCAGATCGGGATGTTTTTCTCCATCGCCAAGTTACGAAGATCTTCATAGACTTTTTTAAGCTCATGCCGCATAGATTCATATTGCCGTGATGATCTCATAATATCTGCATAATCGATCACGAGAAGATCAGGAATAAATCCTTTTAAGGAAAGCTTTTCAATGTGCGACCTAAGAGTTTGGACTGTAGCAGTACCTGTTGGATATTCCTTGATTATGATTCTGCCCAAACCTTCCATTTCTGAGTATGCTTCTCTTACTTCTTCAGATCTCTCTGGAACTTCGTTCGATGGAATCATGCAGATGTTTGAATCATACCTTAAGCCTGTTGCGTTTTCGGTAAGTTCAAAAGTGTAGTGAATAACATTCTTACCTTTTTTAACAGCGGCTGCGCCAAGATTAACAAGCATATGTGACTTACCTACACCTGTTGGAGCGGTAATCACACCAATCTCTCCTCGGCCTAAGCCCCCATTTAAGATACCTTTTTGATCCAGCGCTTCAAGTCCTGTGGGGACAGGATGTCGACTAACTCTTACAAAGCGTGCATCCATATCTTCAAAAAGATCGTGACCAATTGAAGGGGTAGTTCCAACAGCGAGGGCACTTCGCATGAGATCCATAACAGAGTCAAACTTATCTGTCTGAATGAGATCTACAGCTTGCTCAAGTGCACCTCTAAAAGCTTGCTTCCTGCAAAAATCGAGAGCTTTGTCCTTGACGTATTCAAGATCACCCATGTCTGGGTTGTGCCTGATTCTTTGTAAGTACTCAATTATTTGGTCACGAAGAACTGTATCATTTCCTGTTTTCAAATCGTCTCGTATAATCGACACAAGCAATTGGAGTGTAGGAAAATCTTTGTATTTTGTGTGGTACTTAAAGTATCTATCGGCCAAAAACTTAAGATATTTCAAGTCAAAGAAATCAACATTAATAACTTCAGACATCTGTTCTGCCCAAAGCCTATCTGTTAACAATCCTTGAACGATTTTTTCTTGGAAGGCCTTGCCGTAACTTCCAAAAGAGACACTCGAATCATCGTAAGACACGTATCTTACTCCTTTTACTTTACGTAAATCATGCTTAATAAGAGGCCTTCGACATCCAAATTTTGAATGCCCATTTTGATCAGCTCTCTCATCAATGTAATCTTATTTCTAGAAGGCTCAAATGTATCTATTATGTGATTGATTTGATCCATTTGGCCTGCCGATAGATTATTCGTATCTAAATATATCAGACGCCAATTTCTTTTCACGATATCAAAATTATCAACTATCTCTCTGTACAGCTTAATTTTCTTATCTGTGTTCGCAGAAGCAGCATCAAAAATTTCCATCAAAGTTGCTTCTTCGCTTGTTGCTAAAATAGGAAATCTCTTAGCGACTGACTTAAACCCTGCACCCTTAATCCCGTCAATGTTATCAGAGCTATCTCCCACCAGGCACTTTGCTAGGCAGTAATTCTCGCAAGATACACCTGTTAAGTCAACGACATCTTCAGCTTCAACAATCTCTTTTTTGCCGAGTCTGTATATTTTAGTTTTATCATTTAGCAACTGGTAGTAATCTTGATCCGATGATATGATGACTTTGTTTTCATCTCGTAAAGCGTACTTACAAAGATAGCCGATGACATCATCGCACTCACAGTCGCCAACATATACTTGACATATAGGTAGTTTCTTAAGCAGGGAGATTAGAGATGCAATCTGGTAATTTTTATTCTTTTCAGAATCAGGTATATCATCCCCATAGAACCTGTTCATTCTTTTGGGCTTTTTACCTTTTTTATACGCGGGATGAATTGATCTTCTTCTAGAAGATCCTCCCCCTTCCCAAACAGCAATAATCTTAGTCGGGGAAAACTTATTACAAACTCCTCGCAAAGTCTTAAGAAACCCTACAGTCCCACCTATATGATGGCCATGCGAAGACATTTTAGGATTTGCCGCATAACATCTAATGAAGATGTTCATGCAGTCTAGTACAAGAACAGTGTCATTCATTTTATTTGCCTGAAGAACCGAATCCCTTGTCAGATCTTTTTGTCGGCCTTACGATATCAGCTTCCATAAATGATGTGGTAGATGACAGCGTTTTAGCATGCACAGCGTAAACAACGATCTGAGCGACGCGATCACCCGTGCTTACGCTATAATCTTCTTTTCCGCCATTGTAAAGAATTGGGCAGATCTCACCCCTGTAGTATGGATCAACAATTCCACCCACAGGAAATACAGAATGCTTAAGTGCTAGTCCTGATCTTCCCTCAATCTTTAGCAGGATCACTTTATGGATATCATTGTCATAGGGAGTTTCGGCAAGAACCAAGCCTGTCTTAATTTGACGAGACTCTCCTGGAGGAATAATGCAATTTTCCACTGCATAAAGGTCCCAGCCCACATCACCGTAATTTTGAGTTGGAATAACCGCCGACGGGTGTGCTTTCTTAACTTTAATATTCAGACTCAATTTAACTCATCCTCAGCAAGATCCATTGCGATAGATCTTACTTCTTCATAAGAATTTGTATCAACTTCTTGATTGTCTTTAAAACGCTTTACAAGAATCTCTTCAAGCATTACTTCAATGTGCTTAGCATACTCAGGGTCATTCAAAAGGTCTTCCATGCCGCTCTTTGTGAATTTTTTCTCAACCTTGACTTCACCTGTTTTGGCGTCAGACACAGTAAGAGTCTTCCAGGCACCGGCACCTTCAACAGAATATGTGTTTCCTTTTGTGGTAACATCAGCTGAAGATCTAAGCAAGTCAGTTATCTGCTCATGCTCTTTGACACCTACGCCGAAGTGAATCTCGAACTGGCAAGACCTAAATGGAGGTGCAACCTTATTCTTGATCGTCTTTGCAGATACATTGATTCCTACGACATCACCCTTCTTGTTCTTGATTGGAGAACCAGCACCCAACTTAATTCGGGTAGAAGAGTGAAAAGGAATTGCCATGCCACCTGGAGTCGTAGTAGGATCTCCGTACATGACACCGATCTTGGTGCGTGTTTGGTTAAGGCATATGAAAAGAGTATTAGTATTTCCAATAACTTGAGTAATCTTTCTCATGCCCCTGGAAATAGAGCGTGCCTGAAGCCCGATCGTATCTTTGTCATAGTCACCTGTCAACTCAGCTTTTGGTGAGGAGGCTGCAACGGAGTCCCAAACAATAGTGATAGGAACATCCTTGTTCAATCCACGCGCTTTTGTAATCGTTGACTCAGCGACCTCAAATACTTCTTCGGTGCACGCAGTCTCAATAAAGACGAAACGCTTAGAAACATCAATTCCAAGCAGCCCTAAGTTCTCAACAGACGTCCCGTTCTCGGTGTCGATGTAAACCACAATACCCCCCATCGCCTGCGTATTGCGGGCGATTTGGAGGGCAATGTGGGACTTACCGATCGAAGGTGGACCAAAGATCTCTACAATTCTTCCGCAAGGAAGACCACCCCTTTTTCGATTAGCAACAATGTAATCAAGTTGGCGAATTCCAGTAGAGACCCAAGCCTTTACGTGTGTTGGAGACTCATCAACGCTGAGATTGTAGGCGATACGACTACCGTGATCCTTGTTAAGAGATTTAATCAAGTCAGAGGTGAAGTCATCAGTCTCTGGGCTCTTTGCAGTCTTTTTTCTCGCCATACGTCACCTCAACCTTCTAGAAGATCGGCAAATGCTTCATCAAGAGAAGTGTATTGCTTACCCTCTTCTTGCGTACTCTTCTGACTGGTGGTTGTGGTATCAGTCGTCGTAGTATTGGTTGTGGTGGTCGTCGTGGTCTGCTCGGTTCCGTCTGAGGAGGATCCATTGAGCCAGTCATTCACCTTCTTCTCAATCTCTTCGTAGGACTCGAGACTATACAGCTCATCGAGGTCCGGAAGACTGTCCAGCAAATTCTGGGTTTGTGTGTCATCATTAGTCAGTTGCGTTTGCTTCCCGCGAGGCATAACTGTAGTGGTGGCCCAATTTTGACCTGGCTGCTTGGTGATGGTAACTTTTACATCACGACCCTCCAAAGGATCGGTGATGTCTCCATAATCGGGATCAAGCATGATAGAAAGCAGATCCTGGTAGACACGCTTACCGAAGGACCAGAGTTGAGTACCCTTGTCTTCTTCACCTCGAACCACAACAGGGGCATAAGCACGCATCTTGGGATACAGGCGCTTACACAGCTCAGCAGACTCAGGGGTACCGTCGTCACGCAGCTTGTTGATCAGCTCCTGGATGGGATCAGGCTTACCGAACTGCTTGGGTGCGAGGATACCGCGATTCTCACCGATGTTGTAGTAGAACCAGCGCTCCTTGAAAGGTTGGCCGTCGGAATCTTTCCACGGCAGCAAGCGAATGGTGTATTCGCCCTCATCGGGACGCCAAAAGATCGAGCTTCTCTTAGGACCGTTCCCAGAGAGCTGTGCGACCTTACGTCGAATTGCATCAAAATCAAGTGCCATTTTTGTCTCCTTATTTCTGGCAGTTTGTATGTAGTAAATTTACACACAAAATCGCAGATGTTCAAGGGAGACTGTAATTATTTTTCGTTTCTTTGGCGGGCCAAGATGCGGGCGTTCAACTTCACGGGACGGCCACCATACATCTTAGCTGTGAACTCCCCGCGAGACTTCAGCGTGGAGGGATGGTTAGACGCACCCAAAGGCAGGGAGTATCCAGCAACGGCAGCGGAACCGGAAAACTCATCCATGTCCTGGCGATCTTCCTCGTTCTCTTCCTCGTCCTCATCCATGAGCTCAACTGAGTAAGCAGCGACATCTGCAGGCATCTTTCTCTTGCGGGCCTCTGTGATCTCATGCTGGATCATCTCTCGGATCAGTTCTCTCAATGCTTGCTCTTCCATGCTTTGCTCCTTAGACTCATGTATACCGGTAGCTCCGATCATGCCTTTGCCCCCGCCTTTCTTGATGTATATGCGCTTCATGGAGGTCTTGTAGTTTCCGGCTTTGCCGGGCGGGCCATCCATCTTCTTGAAGTCTTCCTTGTCTTCGTCGGTGTAGTGGACTAGAGATCCGTCACCCATACGTCCCATGATGGAAGCTGTGTACTGGCCCGTCTGGCCCGTTCGCGGCCACGCTTGGGGTAAGTTTCCTAACCTGTGCGCGTCGGGTGGGGCGATCCGGTGAGAAGTTCCGTGAGCTCCTGTCTGTGCTAGACCGGATCGTCTCTCGTGACCCCTCTTGATGTACTTTGGTTGAAAGCGCTTCTTCATAACGTTGTATAAGTATGCTTCAAGTAGAGAAAGGGTTCATCTCTCTCGATCTGCTGCCATGACCAGTTTGTTAGCAGAAGAGATCACCAGGGCGAGGGTCGGTTCCCGCATGGAGTAGAGTCGTGTGTCGTCTGTGAGTCCGTCGGCCAGAAGAATAGCCAGCCACTCCTCTTGAGTCAAGTCAACCCCAAACTTTTGTAAGAGGTAGAGAGATCTGTGTGTAGCGCGCATGTGTCGAAGTTCTGGATTAAACTTGTAGTTCTCACCGAGCTTATCACGTCGCCAGTCGTTATCCTGGGGTAAGTAGAGGTCTTGATTCTCGTCACCGACTTTTCCAATGAGGCAAAACAGAGAGCACAGGATGATGGACTCCTTCGGGAGTTTAGCATCGTGTGCTTTTACTAATTTGTAAGAAGCGTCAAGAATCTTTAATGCATGATCTAAAAGTCCACCGGGAAAAGAATTGAAATATTCTGTTCTCTCTGAGGATGGGCAAGTTACTAGTCTCTCTTCTATGTGCGTCAAAAGATTGATAACAGCTTGTGATCTGTCACCTAGCTTCTCGCAAAGAGACTTAAACATCTCATAATCTCGCTGCATCTTCTCAATATTCATTTCAATAGTCAATTTACCAACTCTTTCTTAATGTAAAAGTGTGCGTCCAAATTATCTGCCTTGCTACCCACTTCGCACAAGGTGTCTAAAAACTTTACTTCATCGGGAGGACAATCTATAAGAAGCGCATCATGAAGAATGAAAACAGGTCTCATGCTCTTGCCGTGGTCCTCAATAGCTTGAATCATTCTTCGGAACCCTTGCAAGGCAACGTCGACGGCAGTTGACTGGATAAGATTGTTGTATAAGACGTGCTCTGAGTCGTTTCGAACCCGAATATTTCTACCGTAATAATTTTGAATAAATCCTGACGTTGCTTGCTTTGATAGTTCTTCTCTTATTATTTTCGCCCCAAAGAAACTATCGAGACTGTTCATTGTCTCTGCGGGATCTAGCATGGTTCCTGATAAGATATCTTTCACTCTCTTTTGTCCCATACCATATAGCAATGCGATCGTGAGAAGCTTAGCGGATTCTCTGCCAACCCTGTTATCGAGAATGTTATTGGCAACATTGTTGTAGATATCTTTGGGTGGATTATGCCCGATCATTGAAAGAGCAACTCTTGGCTCAAGGCTCGTGTAGTCAAGCTGAACTATTCGTCCTTTATCGAACCTAGAGGTCAAGATAGCACGATGCTCTTTTTTAAGAGTTAGGATTTGCGGGCCTTTTCGAATAGTCAATCGTCCTGTATTGGTAGAAGTAAATCCATAAACAGGCCTTTTTGAAAATCCGTCCGTCGGAGAAAAGCTTTGAATAACATTTTTATTAGGTGTTAAAGGATCTGCCATAAGACTTTGATATGAGATGCCATCAATCTTAACAGGTGAGAGTTTCTGGGATGCTCTCTGTGCTTTAATTAGATAGTTTTGATAGTATTCATACTGGTCGCTAGATGAAATTGATCTGGAGCCATCTACGATCCTCTGGATAAACCTTTTAAAAACCTTAGCAGGAACAGCTTGATGCCACGGAATATTCTCTTCAATTCCTGCTACTTTTAATGCGTCAACATATTGTTTTCCTGGAGACAGAACCAGCTCGCTTCCCATTAGCTCACTAACTGTGACAAAAGGATCATGCTCTGAGAATCCTACTGGGAAGCAACTTCCGGGCAAGGCCGCGGTCCACACTATCTCGCCGCTCTCTTTTGAAAGCATGTGCAAGTTTGTACCGAGGACTTTTTTACTGATGCAGACATCCATGCATGTATTATATTGTCAAGAATCAGGGTTTACACTTTATTTTGTGTCATCATCCTTGTTCTTGTCAATGTAATCGATTGCGTTCTTGAGAGTCTTGTATGT